TTTGCTTCTCTTGTAGAACTTAAAGGCTGGCTTACTGAAACCACCAGCCGCAATACTGATATATACGACCACATTGATCTATACATGACAAAGAAGGTGTCTGTAGATGTTAAAAGCACAAAACGGGTAACAGATCACCAGAACGATAACTACCATTGGGTGGAAATTAAAAACGTACATGGGAAAAACGGCTGGTTGTATGGGAAGGCAGATTTCTTCGCTTTTGAAACTGTACGATATTGGATTCTTGTAAGTCGAAAGAAGCTAATTAAGTTCGTAGAATCGAACACAATCAAAGAGTATGTGGAGGACAAAAAAGACGCAATATATAGACTATACACAAGGAACGGTAGAAGTGATGTTATAACGCTGGTGAAGTCTCTGGACTTGATGGCGATTTCTGATAACATCTTCCACAAAAACCCGCTTCCACAACCAAAGGACACCCGTGCCAAAAAAACCAAGCAAAAAACAACAGGCGAAGGGGTACAAATATACCATAGTACCGCCTAAGTCATTCTCAGACGATGAATACACCGATGAAATAGACGACGATGGCGACCCCATACCAGATGAAATGTATCAAATCATGTATGCCCCAAAGCCTAAGAAGGCGACTAATGTAGATGTAGAACTAATACCCGACTCTGGTGGGTATGCCTTACAGGAACTCTTTGAGAACGCTGAACACTTTAGATGGGTAGAAAAAATAGTTAAGGCTACCGTATTATGGATGATGAAATGCACAGAAGCCGAACAGAAGGTAATCTATCATAAATTAATTCAAAAAAGAACATTTAGAGAGATTGGAAACGCTCTAAAGTGCGCCCCATCAACGGCATACGAGAAATGGGATAATGCAAAAAAGAAGGGCAACGGACTAATAAACTTCCAATAACCATCTGAAAAACGCCTAAAAACAGGCGAAAAACCCGAATATTTGACCTTATACTTAATGAAGGGGGTTGGTTAAGTACCCTACTCGTTCTGGCTTATAAGAGTCCTAATGTATAACGATAGACAGAAAACTTAACTCTGGCTTAACGGTGCGCACCATAGCCAAAAAAGTATGACATACGATTTTAAATGTAAAAAGTGTAAAAGGGTTTGGGAATTATATATGCCTTCTTCTGTCCAAGAACCTACTAAGGGGCGATCATGCCCTAAATGCAACTCCAAGCGTATCATGCGCATCATCACCGCCCCCGCATTAAAGTTTACTGGCAGCGGTTTTTATATTACTGACTATGCCGACAAATGAACACACGCTCACGGTGGAATTAGTAGGTATTAAAAATCTTAAAAGCACAGGAAACTATCGGTTAGAGATGGATGTACTTGAGATTGATACCAGTAAGGTTAAGGGGCTGGTAGAGAAACTCAATAAAGCCTTTATGATGGCTCTGGTAGAGTTAGATGTCTAAAGCGGAGGTAAAACGGAGGGCAGATGGTACGTTTAAATCGTCTGGGAATCCCGATACACAGTTTAAGACAGGGAATAATGCTAACCCCAATGGTCGTAAAAATAGCTTTACTGATCTATTGAGGGAGTATTCAGATACAGAGGTAGATAATAAGACGAGACGAGAGCGATTGATAGAGCGTCTATGGTCATTAGCAGAGACACGCATGGACTTAAACGCCATGAAATACATTATAGATCGAGTGGAGGGAGAACCCACAAGACATATAGAGACTAACGCTTCTATTAAGGTCTTTGATTTGGATGAATGAAGTGGACGATCAACAAGATAAGAAAAGAAATAATCGCAGACCCTCACAGATTCAAGTGTGTTGTGGCTGGGAGACGCTGGGGGAAAACCCATCTATCAATGTTGTGGCTACTCCATCAACCGTTACAAGCGGGGGAACGAAGGTGGGTGATTTTACCGACCTATCGGCAAGCCAAGTTGGTTGCGCTACCGATTCTAAAGGATATATTTACACAGTTTCCCCAAGCAAAGATCAACGAGACGGAGTTATCGGTCAAATTAGCCAATGGGTCAATCGTAGAATTAAAGGGCGCAGATAATGAGGATTCTCTAAGGGGTGTATCATTAGGTCAAGATGGCTCAAATGCAGTCGTATTAGACGAGTTTGCCTTTATGAAGCCAAACGTATGGGAGGAGATTATACTTCCCATGTTAGCCACTACGGAAGGTAGGGCATTGTTTATAGGCACACCGAATGGCTTTGGGAAGTTCCATGATTTATATGTGAAGGGTTTAGGGGGAGATCAAAGCTGGAAGTCTTGGCAGTTTAAGACAGTAGATGGTGGCTTTGTCTCTCAAGATGAGATTAACCTTGCAAAATCTACTATGGATGAGAGGGTATATAGGCAAGAGTTTTTAGCAACCTTCGAGACGGTAAGCAATAGGGCGGTATATAACTTTAATAGAGATACTCATGTAAGAGATGCTGATATATCTACCAAGAGATTTGCGGGATTAGATTTTAATATATCGAAGTTTTGTTGTCAGATATTCTGCGAGTATACTAACGGAGATATTCATGTATACGATGAGATAATCTTAACCGATTCAAATACTGTGGAGATGGCGAAGGAGATACGAAAGAGACACCCAGACATCCAAATAATCTATCCAGACCCAGCATCTAACGCCAGAAGCACAAACTCACGAAGGAGTGATGCACAAATATTAAGAGATTTCAATTTTACTTTATATGCTCACAACGCCAACCCAAGCCAGATAGATAGATTAAACGCATTGAACGCCAAACTAAAGAGCGCAGATGGTCATGTAGGCATGACCGTATCGCCTAAGTGTGTTGATCTGATTAGGGATTTAGAGCAATTACAACGGGATGCACAGGGGGGGATGAATAAAAAGGCTGATATAACCCTCTCCCACAGTACCGATGCAATTATGTACCCCGTTCATTATAGATACAATATAATTAATACTGAGATGAAGTTAATTGATAGGGTATGGTGATACTGCTAATTGTGATAGCATTGTTGCTATTCTCGATTCTGGCGGTATTGATTCCGATTGGTTTGAATATAGGATGGTATGTGGGTATCCTTAAAGATGCAGTCGAAAAGGCAGAATATTTAGAGGGGTTATACACTACAAGCGATCAAGGCAACGCATGATTATAAGAGATTTATCAGAAGATACAGTCGTTAAGTCTGTACGGGAATGGCTCGACCAATCCCACATGAAAGAAAAAACAGACCGTTTAAGGTCTATGAATTATTATGAGGGTATAAACCTCAAGGGTGATGTGGACGATTTCTTTGACCCCAACGCATTAAAGTATGCACCCGCTTGGGAGCAGAACATTACCCGCAAGATCATTAATTCAAGGTATGTAGCCCTAAAGGAAAAGGTGGAAAGAAAAGCCGATGAGAGGTACTTAGAACTCTTAGGCGACTTAGATCATGACCTACTCCAATTAGACCGATTAACGGGGCTATTAGGGAGTGTGGCATACCTTCGGGGCTATGATGAGGATGAGAAGAAGCTAACGGGACAAGTATTGGTGGATTTTGAGCCATTATTTAAGCCCGCATCTGACAAAGTAGAGGGTATTATGTACCCACTTTATAACTACGGTAGCAGTCGAGCCGATGAACAGACATGGGTATTCTGGTCGGATGACCTACATTTTAAGATTACACAGGGTGGTAAGGTTATATCTATCTCTGAAGATGGGGACTTATCGAACCCTTATGGTAAAAATCCTGTAATTATATCTCACTTATACGATCAAATCGGTAATGAGTGGTGGCGCACAGGGGTTGGGCAAGAGGTGGCTAACGCCAATCTGCTTTATAATGTATTCGGCACTATGCTGAGTATCGGTTGTATGTATCAATCCTTATCCCAACCCGTAGCCACAGGCATAGACGACCCTACAAGGATTAGGGTAGGGGCTGACAAGTTAATTACCATGCCACCCAACTCAACCTTTGATTTTAAAAGCCCATCTGGAGACTTAAACAAGATAATGGATTCGATGCGGTGGGTTGCTGATACAGTAGCTTTTGCTAATCACCTAAAGATTAAGTGGGCTGATAATAGCGGGTCTACATCTGGAGAACATCAACGAATATTAGAAGTGGAACTCACCGAAGCAGTACAGTCTGACTTTGAACGCTTACGAGTATTAGAAGAAGAACGATTTGAAGTGGATAAGGCAATCTTAGAAGCATACAATATTAAAGTTAAAGACGAATTAAGTATATCATTTTCTGCTCCTCATGTCCCCCTATCGCAATCAGAAGAACAAGCTGAATGGGAATGGAAGTGGGCGAATGGATTAGCAACTAAGGCTGATTGGTTTAGAGTAAATGAGGGACTATCTGACGAGGAAATTAAAGAGCGTTTAGGTGAGGTGAGGGAAGAAGTCAAAGAAGCGCAGCCAGAACAACCCGCCTTTGGGGGATTGAGGAAACTTGGCGCAATTAGTACATAAATACCTCAATAAGATAGACGACTTACAACAGACTGTTATAGATGATTCTGAGTTGTTGTTAGACCAGATAGACTTAGACGAGATGCTGAAAGACCCAGAGGGATACTTGAACGCTTTGGGGGAAGCGTTCTTATCGGAGCATATAGACGAGATACAAAAGGGTGCTAAAGAGGGGAAGAAGTTTGCGGGGAAGGTATTAGAGCGTAGTGCCTAACGTAAAACTGCAAAAGAACTTCGATCTGGGTAAGATTAAACTCGATATGCACAGAGAGTTAAACTTCTCAGCAGATATTATTGTTTTGGATATAGAGAACGGGATTATAAGCGGTAGGGATATAAACGGTAGACCATTTACCAAGCTACAACCAGAGACAATAGCAAAGAAAAGGAAAGACAGAAACGCAAGCCCCCGTACTGCTTTATATGCTACTGGTACAATGAAGAAGGCTTATGTGCCAAGAGGTAAACGAGCCACACCAACAAGGCAAAGAGTTGAGATTATACCGCCTAAGAAAAGAGACGAGATTGGGGAGTACCACCAAGACGGAGGTGGGACACTACCGCAAAGAGAGTGGTTTGGGATTAGTAAGACTGCTGAAAAGAACGCTTTTAAGATGGTTGAATTAAAAATAGAGAAGGCTATAAGAGATGCCTAATGAATTAGAAGTCATTTTGGCGAATGAGATAGCTAACGCATCTGCTCAGACGGTACTGTCTATGAATAGCGTCATTACATCTATGCAAGCTACGGGGATGAGTAGCACACAGATTAAGGCGGTGTTAATGAATGACCTTACTTCTGGGGGTAGATTGTTTGGGGGATTTAGAAGCCAGATAAGAAATACTGTTAAGAATGGCGTAGAGTATGCTGGTAATACCTCGTCTATGGGGGCATTTGAAGACGCTGGGATAAAAGAATTTATATGGGTTACAGTAGGTGGGGGTAAGGTATGTGCAGACTGTGAGAGCCGATCTGGTCAAGTAGGCACAAATGAGTTCTGGAGGACAGTAGGCAGACCTAAGTCTGGCTTTAGTGTATGTCAGCAGAATTGTAGATGTCAATTAGTCGCATCAAATTATAAAGGTGAGAATCTTAATAAGCCTTTATTGACGAAGCGAAAGAAGAAACCTTTGTCTATTACTGATCTAAAAATGGCGGGGAAGCATAAGACTGTTAGGGACTCCGCTAAATGGATTGAAACCAATATTGCTAAAAAGGTAACTTTCGGTCAAATAAAAGACATAGACATAGCAAACCAG